GACAATGGGCTGCTGTTAATGGAAGGAGTCAGTGATGAGTAACCAAAATCGAATGAGCCGTGAGTTGGAGTCCCGTGAACATCAAATCAGTGCTGAGGCATGGGCACCTCCGAGTCAAATACCAACCCCCGATCCTCAGGACGGGTACAAATTCAGATGGATTCGTACCTCAGTGATGGGTCTGGATGATGCGCGTAACGTTTCGATGCGCCGTCGTGAAGGGTGGGTACCGGTGAAGGCTGAGGATCATCCTGAACTGCTTCTTGATTTGGGCCTCGAAGGATCCGCCCCGAAGACTGGATTAGTTTTATTTGGTGGCCTTATGTTGTGCAAGAACCTCGAAGAAAATGTTGAGAAGCGTAATCGTTACTACGAGAACATGGCTGATCAACAGATGAGGTCCGTGGACAACAACTTTATGAGAGAAAACGACGCTCGCATGCCACTCTTTAGTGAGAAGCGTGCGGAGGTCACTTTCGGACGTGGCAAATAACTTTTAAGGAGTTTAACGATGGCTTATCCTACTCTTGCAGGGCCTTATGGCCTTCGCCCGATCAATTTGGTCGGTGGGCAGGTGTATGCTGGTCAAACTCGCCAAATCCCGATTGCCTCTGGTTCTGCTACCGACATCTTCTACGGTGACGTTGTAGCCCTGAACACAGCAGGTACTCTGGAGAAGGTGACGACCACCGACACCGCTTCCGATGTTGTTGGTGTGTTCCTTGGCGTTACATACGTCAATCCCACCACCAAGCAACCCACCTATGCTCAGTTCTATGACGGCCCGATCACCGGTTCGACTACCTTTGCATATGTGCAAGACGATCCCGATCAGTTGTACCAAGTCGCAGTTTGCGCAACCGGTTCTACCGCTATTAGTGGTCTTACCCGTGCTGCTGTGGGTCAAAACGCTGCACTCGTGCAGAACTCTGGAAACACCCTTAACGGTGATTCCCGCGTTGCCGTTTTGAATTCAACTGGCACAGCCACTACGCTTCCCGTGCGTGTGATCGACGTGATCCCTGAAACAACTAATACGGTTGGCTCGTATACGGAAGTGGTCGTCAAGTTTAATATTGGCGTCCATACCTATACTACTGCTGTCGCCGTAGCATAAGGAGCAAATAAATGGCTATCTCACGCGCACAACTTTTGAAAGAACTCCTCCCAGGACTTAATGCCCTGTTTGGTATGGAGTACAACCGCTACGGTGAAGAGCACAAAGAGATCTTTGTAACGGAGACCTCCGAGCGTTCCTTCGAGGAAGAAGTCAAGTTGTCCGGCTTCTCCGCTGCTCCAGTGAAAAACGAAGGCTCTGCCATCGCTTATGACAACGCGCAAGAGGCTTTCTCTGCTCGTTACAGCCATGAGACGATTGCTCTGGGCTTCTCGATCACTGAAGAGGCGATCGAAGACAACCTGTATGACAGCCTCTCGGCTCGTTATACCAAGGCTCTGGCCCGTGCTATGGCTTACACCAAGCAAGTCAAGGCTGCGAATATCCTGAACAACGGCTTTAACTCGTCCTACCCCGGTGGCGACGGCGTTGAGTTGTTCTCGACTGCTCACCCCTTGGTTTCTGGTGGAGTCAACTCCAACGAACCCGGTACACCTGCCGACCTGAACGAGACTTCTCTTGAAGCCGCCGTTATTCAGATCGCTGCGTGGACGGACGAGCGTGGCCTGCTGATCGCAGCCAAGCCCCGCAAGTTGATTGTTCCTCCTGCACTGATGTTCGTTGCAACCCGTCTGCTTGACACGGAACTCCGTGTTGGTACGGCTGATAACGACATCAACGCGCTGAAGAACAACGGTTCGATCCCTGAGGGTTACACCGTTAACCACTTCCTGACGGATACGAACGGCTGGTACCTGACCACCGACGTGCCTAACGGTCTGAAGCACTTCATCCGTACTCCCATGAGTACTTCCATGGACGGAGACTTCGACACAGGCAACGTGCGGTACAAGGCCCGCGAGCGTTATTCGTTTGGTTGGTCTGATCCGCTTGGTATCTTCGGTTCGCCCGGAGCGTCCTAAGCAGTAACAAAGGGGGAGGAGAAATCTTCCCCCTTTGTGTTTTATTGAGTATTATTTAGGTACCAAGATTTTTACCCGTACAGACTGGCTTGGCAGACTTAGTAGAGACAGTACGGGCATGTGCTACTACACGAAAGGAAGTTCAAATGGCTTCGACCACCTTCTCCGGCCCAGTTACTTCGACCAATGGCTTTGTTGGCGCTGTTACTGGTAACGTAACCGGAACCGTGACTGGCAACGTAGACGCAACCGCTGGTTACATTCAACTCCGCACAGTAACTGCAACTCAACTGGCTGATGCTACTGATTCAGTAAATACCGCTGGCAAGGCTGCTGGAACGATTGTTTTTGAAACAACCAACAGTTATATCTATGTCGCTGTTGGCGCTAACGCAACCAGTAACTGGGTTTTGGCTGACGGCACTGGCGCTGTTACACCGTCCTAATTAGGAGGCCCCCATGGGTATGCAAACCGATGTAAAAAGTACGTACCGAATTAATGACGGTACTATTTTTGGGGGGCCTGCGCGGATTAAAGGGGTTTTAATTTCCCCAGCAGCCACTGCAGGTTCTTTAGTACTTAAAGATGGTGGTACGGGTGGGGCTACAGTGTTTCAATCTTCTTGGCCTGCCAGCACCGAACCATCACCTTTTAACGTTGTTATTCCGGGTCAGGGTATTCGTTGCGAAACAGACATCTATGCTGACGTAACGGATCTTACTTCCATAACGGTTTTCTACGGATAAAAAATGCAAAACGAAAAATCCTACAGCCTAGAAGGGCGGAAGATCATGCTTGGTCTTCCAACCTATGACTTTAAAATGTCTGCCAAGTTGGCTATTGCACTGGCTAACTTTGCTGCAACCGCAGGTCAACACGGGGTAAAGATCCAGATTAGCAACATTTCTGGGTGCTCTATCGTTGCCCGTGCTAGAAACCTCATCGCAAATGACTTTCTAGAGAGCGATTGCACCGACCTGATGTTCATTGACTCGGACATCAACTTCAACTCGGACGACATTTTTAGGCTGATGGCTTGGGTTACTGAACCCAAGATCGGGATTGCGGGGGGCATACCTACTACCCGTAGCAAAGAAAAGACGTTTATCTCTACGCTCTACAAAGACGAGAACGGCGAGTTGATCATGAACCGCATGGGTCTGATCCGTGCAAAACAGATCGCTACCGCGTTCATGCTCATCCGCCGCGACGTTTTGGAGACGCTAGATAAGGCCCACCCCGAGTGGGATTACACCGATGTGCGTGCACAGAATAAGAAGGTCAAAGCCTTTTTCCACTTTGATGTGACTCCTGAGGGTTACGTTGGAGAGGACTATCTGTTCTGCAACCGCGCTACGGAGCATGGCTTTGAAGTATGGGTTGACCCCACGATTACGCTAGGCCATATGGGCATGGAAGAGTTCACCGGTTGCTTTGGTGAAGACTGGCTCTACCCCCAACTGCGTAATCTGGAAGCGAAAAAAACGGCGGCTTAAATGGCTAAGACACCAGCATGGCAACGCAAAGAAGGCAAGAACCCCAAAGGCGGCTTGAACGCCAAAGGGCGGGCTTCCTACAACGCAGCCAATCCTGGGAAGCCTGGGCTGAAACCCCCACAGCCGGAAGGTGGGTCCCGCAGAGATTCTTTTTGCGCCCGGATGAAAGGGATGAAGAAGAAGTTGACGAGCAAGAAGACTGCGAATGACCCTAACTCTCGGATCAATAAGTCGCTACGCGCATGGAAATGCTAAATGGAAATGATGTTATGGAACGTGGTGCTGAGTGCAATCGTGGGGGTCATGGTGTTCATGCTTAAAGGCAAGTTCGATGAACTCCAACGGATCAGCATCCTATTAAACAGAACTAGGGAGGAGGTGGCTCGTGACCACATCACTCGTGCAGAAGTTAGGGCAGATCTGGAAAAAATTCGTGAACACTTTGACTCAGGGTTTAAGCGCCTTGAAGACAAAATTGATGCCCTCGGGCAACGGAGATAAGTGATGGTTATGCCGTTAATTGGTGCCGCAGCCCGTATGGGCGCAAAGAAACTTGCGGAAAAAGGCGGTAAGAAGATGTCCAAGGCGCAAGCCGAAAAACTTAAGTTTGAAGAAGCAAAAGACACTTTGGGTAAAACGGCGGCTGGGGCTGCGTTAGGCTCGGCTGGGGCTTTGGCTTATGACACATATGAAAATCCAACCAAAAGTTTTTCGGGTATGCGCCCAGAAATAGCGGAACGAAAACAGAAAGAGCGTGAAGCCAAAGACGAAATGAAACGTGAGACTCGTGGCATGAAAAACGGCGGTAAGGTCTCCTCCGCTTCTAAACGGGCTGATGGCTGTGCGGTCAAAGGTAAGACAAGAGGACGGATGGTCTGATGCCTTCGGTCTCGGCAAAACAGGAAAAGTTCATGCGGGCGGTCGCCAACTCGCCCAAGTTTGCAAAGAAGGTTGGCGTCCCTCAATCAGTTGGAAAGGAATTTGAAATGAAAGACAAGCGAATGATGGCAAAGGGCGAGCACTCTGTTCAGACGAAGTCCAAGCGCGGCGCAGAAATGCCTGTGATGAAGGCTAAGGATGGCAAAGCCGTGAAGATGGGTAAAGGCGGCAAGAGTTATCGCTCTTCCTGTGATGGCGTGGCTACCAAAGGTAAGACCAAAGGCACGATGGTCAAGATGGCTATGGGCGGAAAGTCTTGCTAAATGCGTGCCTGCCGGGGAATGGGTGCAGTAAACCCTAAAAAACTGCCAAAGGCCATGAGGCCGGTCAAGACCGTCAAGAAAAAAGACGGAGACTTGGCTGTTGCCATCTATTCCCAAGGTGGACAGTCCCGTGTGAACGAGGCGGGTAATTACACCCAACCCGGTATGCGCAAGCGTTTATTTGAAAGAATCAAGGCTGGCGGCAAGGGGGGCGCTCCGGGGCAGTGGAGTGCCCGTAAAGCCCAGATGCTGGCGCAACAGTACAAAAAAGCGGGAGGTGGGTACCGTGACTAAAAAATGGATTCAGTCTGCCATTAAGAAGCCCGGTGCTTTGCGGTCAGAGTTGGGTGTCAAAAAGGGTGAAAAGATCCCGGCTGGCAAACTGGCTGCTGCGGCTAAAAAACCTGGAAAACTGGGTCAGCGTGCACGACTTGCGCAGACTCTTAAGAAGATGAAATGAAGGCTCCGCAGAAAAGCCTGAAAGCGTGGACTGCCCAGAAATGGAGAACTAAGAGTGGCAAACCATCTACGCAGGGACCGAAGGCTACGGGGGAAAGATACCTCCCTGCCGCCGCCATCAAAGCGCTCTCCCCACAGGAGTACGCCGCAACAACTCGGGCCAAGCGTGCAGGACGATCAGCAGGGAAACAATTCGTCTCCCAGCCAAAACGGGTGGCTCAAAAAGTTGCTCCGTATAGGAAAATGAAATGACCACATCAGGCACCTCTAGTTTTAATCTCGAACTAAGAGACATCATCGAAGAGGCTTTCGAGCGGTGCGGTGCTGAGTTGCGCACGGGTTACGACCTTAAAACCGCACGTCGCAGCCTCAATCTGATGACGATTGAGTGGGCTAACCGGGGTATCAACCTCTGGACGATCGAGGAAGGTTCTATACCGCTTGTCACAGGACAGGCCACATACAACCTCCCTGTCGATACCATTGATCTGCTGGAGCACGTTATTCGTACAAATGCGGGTGATGTTGCAACGCAATCAGACATCACAATCAGCCGTATTAGTGTTTCTACCTATGCGGCAATCCCTAATAAAACTGCTCAGGGGCGTCCAATTCAGGTTTGGGTTGACCGGCAATCCGGTGCTACAACGCCTACAGGGATCAACTACCCCACCATCAACATCTGGCCTACACCCAATTCTCCCGGGGATCAGTACACGTTTGTGTACTGGCGCATGAAGCGCATTGGGGACGCGGGTGAAGGCGGTGTAAAAACCCAGGACATCCCGTTTCGGATGCTCCCATGCATGGTGGCTGGGCTGGCCTACTATCTTTCAATGAAGATCCCCGGCGCAGAGGCACGGACGGAGATTCTGAAACTTGCGTACGAGGAGCAGTGGAACTTGGCGGCGGGTGAAGACCGCGAGAAAGCCTCGATCCGGTTTGTGCCTCGTGAGTTCTTTATTGGCGGCGGTGGGTACTAATGACTACGAAATTTACCCTTGGACGCATCGCAATTGCGATGTGCGACAGGTGTGGGTTTCAGTTCCCGCTTCATTCATTACGCTCAGAAATTGTCAAAACCAAAAATGTCAACGTTAAAGTCTGCCAAGAGTGCTGGGACCCAGATCAGCCCCAGTTGTCCTTGGGCCTCTACCCTGTTGATGATCCGCAGGCGGTGCGTAATCCCCGCCGTGACACTTCTTATCAGGTTGCAGGTAATACAGGACTTCAATTGCTGGCTACGAATGACCCGACCGTTTTGGGCTTTGGTGATCCGTCCGGCGGTAGTAGAATCATCCAATGGGGGTGGGCGCCAGTTGGTGGGGCAAGAGCGGATGACGCTGGCTTAACACCAAATAACTTGGTTTTGGGCATAGCACTTGGTACTGTAACTGTAGTAACTACTTAGGAGTAGATCATGGCAGACAAAAAAGCAATGGAAGCACTTAAAGCGCACGCTAATAAGCCCGCTGGTGAGGCTCACAAAGGTTTGAAAAAAGGTGGCAAGACAAACCTCGACATGAAAAAATACGGTCGTGGTATGGCTAAAGTCATGAACCAGCGATCAAGTGGAAGGGGTCGATAATGGCTAAGTACAGCATGAAGGTCAAAGGCAAAGAGATCGGCCCTGCTGAGGTCTACGCCCCTCCTCACACGATGACTGGCAAAGACACGGATGCGTCCACGTACTCCCACTATGAGACGGGTGCTACAGAGATGAAAAAGATGAACATGTCTGTTGGAAACATCAGCCGTGGCGACTATCCACCGGTCAACCCGTTTGGTGTTGGTGTGATGCGTGGCTATGGTGCTGCAACCAAGGGCCGCAAGATCAGCGGAAAAATGGGGTAAGTCGTGACGTATAACGAACTGTTTGAGACGATTAAGGGGTACACGGAAAACGACTTTCCGAATACTCAGTATGGCGACCCTACAGCCGCCAATGTTAACTTTACGTCTAAAGAACAGATTGATACGTTCATCAAACAGGCCGAGCAGAGGATATACAACTCGGTTCAGTTCCCCTCGATTCGCAAGAATGTGACTGGATCGACGACATCCGGCAATAAGTACTTATCCAGTCCCGGTGACTTTCTTGCCGTCTACTCGATGGCGGTGATTGACCCAGTTACGGGTGCATATGAGTATTTGCTAAACAAAGATGTGAACTTTATTAGGTCTTGTTATCCAGTGCCCACGGATACTGGCAAGCCTGAGTACTACGCATTGTTTGGCCCCACGACCACAAATGACAATCCCCCGGCGGTGACAAATGAACTATCTTTCATCCTTGGACCCACACCGGATGCCATCTACAGCGTTGAACTTCATTATTACTATTATCCCGAGTCTATTGTTACTGCTGGGTCTACTTGGCTTGGTGATAACTTTAGTTCCGTACTACTTTATGGCACGTTACTTGAGGCGTATACCTACATGAAGGGTGAGTCAGACGTCATTCAAAATTATCTTGGTCGCTACAGTGAAGCGCTGTCGTTGGCTAAACGTCTTGGTGATGGCATGGAGCGCAGTGACGCGTACCGTAGTGGTCAGGCTCGTATTCCGCCCCTCCCACAAAACAACGGGGTGCAATAAATGCCATTTACGGGTAACTACACCTGCAACGTATTTAAAAGCGGCTTGCTGGACGGGAACTTTGACTTCTCCGGCAATACGTTTCGGCTTGCGCTTTACACCAACTTAGCCACGTTGGATGCTTCTACAACTGCTTACACGGTAACAGGCGAGGCTTCAGGCGGTAACTATGTGGCAGGTGGGCAGGTGCTAACTCCAACGGTTTCCATATCCAGTGGGGTAGCCTTTGTGACCTTTAATAACGTATCATGGACTGGTGTGATTACTGCCCGAGGTGCTTTGATTTACAAGGCTGGGGACAACGGAGCAGTCTGTGTTTTAGATTTTGGATCTGATAAGACTTCAGTAACATCTTTTCAGGTTCAATTCCCAGCCGCAAC